TACCGAAGGATTTATTGGTCTTGTCCGTCCTAGTACAAGCGCGTCAGTATCTGATTTTGTGATTCAAGGATACAGTGGCGCGACTTCAACATATAAAGAAAGACTGCGAATAGCAGACTCAGGCGCGGCTACGTTTGCAGGGGCTATCAATATAGCAAGCGGTGGTCTTTCTATCGGTGGTCAAGAGGTTATCACTTCTGGCAGAGTGTTGACTAACATTGCTCTTGGTGATATCAACACAAATAAACTGACATTGCTAAATGGCGCGACTGCCAATATGGAAATGTTTGTTGTTGGGACAGGCACAGCTACCACTCATTTCAGGTTGTCAACCGCTAGTTCTAGTCTAATGGAACTAACGCAAGCGGGAAACCTTGCGCCAATAGGAGGATTAACAACTACCACAGGAGCATTTTCTGGGAAAATACTTACTACATCTGACGTTGTTGTTGGTAACACTTCTGGCGATGCTTACAACACATTATCAGGCGGTCAGCTTTATTTTGCAGATGATGATTTGGGCGACAAGCTTGGTTATTCAATAGGACTAAAAAGAAAAGAAAATATTAATGGCAATTACACAAAGCTAAATATTGATTGGCATACAGGTATTACTCTAGGCGCGGCATCAACTTATGGTGGGGTTCGTTTCTTTGACAACTCTGTTGGGTATTACAATTCAACAACTAAGCTATTTTCTGTCGGAGAAGGAGACTCCCACGTTCGGGTTTATAACGATCTAAAGATGGGTAGCACTACTGTAATAAACGCAAGCAGAAATATGTTTGCATCTGCTATAGGAATTGGCACAACCTCCATTACAGATACTAATTGGGGTTCAGGGAATGCAGAGTTAGCAATAGATGGCACTACTGGTTACGGAGTCATTCACCTAAGAGGTACTGGTGCAGGAAGTGCAGACACACGATATTCTGTGGGTGTTGGCGATAATACTTTCTATATGGCCTATGACGATGTAGCGGGAGTCCATAGAGCAAAAATAAATACATCTAAACAACTTGTAGTCAACGATGACAATAGCGGAGATAAGCGAGTATTCCACGATGCTTATCATCCAAACGCTGATAAGTGGACAACTGCAAGAACCTTAACCTTATCTGGTAATGTTACAGGTTCGGTTACGTTTGATGGTTCTGCGGCTATTAATATGACTAACACTGTTGTGGGCGGCAACATTAGCGTTGGAACTATCTCTGGCACAGGCAATATTACTACTAGAGCCGCTAACGTAGTTATTGACGCGCAATCATCAGCAGATGGTCAGACTGTTGGATTCCGCGCAGGGTATTTATCTAGCGCAACTCTGGCAGGTCATTTTAGATATACGACAGGTGATGCTCAGTTATATATAGATAATGCTTATCAAGGCAACAATTCTGTTTACAGCACAATTAATTTCCGAAACTGTCCTAACGGTTCTTCTAGTCTAACAACCCGACTAAAGATTCACGGTTCATCTGGAAATGTAGACGTTACAGGCAGTAGCTTTCAGATGGGCGGCACAACTGTAATAGACGCTAGTAGAAATATCACAGCAGGAACAATCTCTAGTGGAAATATAACTGCTCCCAAATATTATCTAGGGAGCAATAGTTCAGTTTATGGTGTAGGTATTGTTAATGCAACAAGTGCTAGGTTTGATACGGTTGATTCAGGGTATAGCACAGACCCATTAGAATTGGTTTATCACAACGGTACTGGCGTGAAAATTGGTAGTGGTGGCAGTAAGTATCTAGCGGCAGGAAGCTATCAAATAGGCACTACCACTGTCATAGACGGTAGTAGGAATATATCAGCAGGAACTATCTCTAGTGGGTCTATAAGTTCTAGTGGGTCTATCACTACTACTGGTAATTTCATTAATAACACCAACGGAGGAATATTTCTTAAATCAAATACCTCAGAAGCTAACAACTGGTTGTTTAAAGAGAATGCCGCGAATTGGGGCATTTACTATTTCAACTCAGGTTCCGAAGCAGGTGCCACAGTTGGCGCTTATACAACTGTTGGTGCAGAATATTTCTTCACCTCATCCGTGTCGGGTTATGGCCCTGTTATGCCGTCAACGTGGACTGGCACTCAAAGTGGCTCTTACCTCAATATCATGTTATCTCCTTATAGGGGCTACATTTATGCAGGTGATCAAATTGAAGCTAAAAATGGTTATCGTCTAAACGGCACCACAGTAATAGACTCTAGCCGTCAAATTAGCAACGTAACCGCTTTATGTATAGGTCAAGATGTTTCGGCAATGGACACCACTAACTTAGACTTGGATATTGTAAGTAACGCTTCTATAAGAGGTGCAAGCTACCTCTATTTTGGTATTACATCTGCAAACTATGGTTCTTGGAAAACCCGAATCGGTAGCGCAAACTCCTCAACAATGTACATCCATAGTCAGGGCTTAATTCACAGCAATGTTGGATATGGTTCATCTACATTCTTTACTTCTAATTCTACAGGAATGAATATCCAAACTGGAGGGCTGTTGATTGGTGGTGTAGAAGTAATTACTGATGCAAGGGTGTTAACTAACATTGCCCTTGGTGACATTAATACAAACAAGCTAACGCTTTTAAATGGCGCGTCTGCGAATATGGAAATGTTCGTTTCTGGTACAGGTACGGCCACGACTAACTTTAGGCTTTCCAACGCTAGTTCTAACATAATGACGTTATCTCAAACTGGCGAGTTAACGACAACAGGAAAAGTAGTTGCTACGCAATTTAAAGATTCAGACGACCAAGCCTATTACGCTGAATTTGCAAATACTACACTCAGTGGAAAGTTTAGGCGGTTTGTTGTAGTTGGTGACGGTACACAGGGAGCGACAAACGATGGCGGTTGGGGTGCAAGATTAAATGTAACAGATGATGTTCACTCTAAAATTGAGGTTAACCAAGACGCAAACTCTATGCGATCTCATTGGTATGCTCACACTGGTCACGACTCAATTAAATTTGGTACATCTACAGCGCATGATGTTGAGATTCATAGAGGTGGTGCTACTAAAATAGAAGCACAAGCTGATGGTGCAAACATTACAGGCAATTTCAAAGTTGGCGGCACTACGGTTATTGACGCAAGTAGAAACGCTACTTTTGCAACGGTGGATATAAATGCAGGGACAGGCTATCCCCTGCAAACAAGCACCACTAGCCGTTATCAAATACAAATAAGAAATCCTAACAATACCGTGAGCGCAAGTTATGGGTGGTGGCTTGCAACAGATACTAACTTTAACTTTGCCTTACACGCAGATGGCTCTGCTGATAAATTTACGCTTACAAGAAATGGAGATGCAACTTTTACAGGGAGTTTATCTAGTGGTTCTATTACAGCTAATGGGAGTATTACGCCCACTTCAGTCATTAATATGTCTAGCAGTGGGGCTTACTTCAAAGGAAACTCTGCACACGGATACAGGTTTAACAACCAAGCTGACAGCCTAAACTTAGTAACCATCTTTGATAATGGAACTGTCAGATTGCATCAAGGCAGTTTACAGATAGCAACTGTTGATGTCATAGATACCAGTAGAAACCTTGTAAACATAGGCACAATTTCTAGTGGAGATATAACCTGTGGAAATATAGCCAGTGGAGTGGTTACGATAAATACCACTTCTGCCACTGCTTTAAATATTGATAGTTCTGCTAACTCTTTACTTGTGCCGATAGGTGGGAGCGCACAAACCGCATACGTTGACTTGCAACTTATAAGTGATGGCGGTAGTGGAGAGATATTTAAGGGTGGAACACTTTATTCAGGTTGGGGTGGATTAAAAGCGTTCAACTTCTATAACTCTGACGGTATCTTAGCTTTTCACCCTTCTGGAACTGCTAACGTATTCCAAATATCGTCCTCGCTAGTAAGTTCAACTAAAGCGACAAGAATATCTGGCTCTCATAGCAATAGCATAAGCACTCCTAATATTGATTCGTATGGAGCGTTATCATCAGGAACAGCTTACAACTATCACATAATCTTTAAGCAAGCCGATGGAACTGTACGAGGTCAAATTACTAACAATGTTTATGGAACTCAATACACTGGAGCTTCTGATTACAGATTAAAAGAAAACATACAGCCTTTATCTAGCGCAACAAGTCTAACTTTAGCTTTAAATCCCTGCACTTTTAATTGGATTCAGGATGCTGACAATACTGTAGTACAGGGTTTTGTTGCTCACGAAGTAGCGGCAATCGTTCCAGAAGCTGTCGTTGGTGAAAAAGATGCCATGACTGCCCCTACGTTGTATCTGGAAGGGGAAGAGTTACCAGAAGGGGTAAGTGTCGGAGATATCAAAGTAGCTTCCGCTCCAGACTACCAAACTATTGACCAATCAAAATTAATTCCTATACTGGTCAAAACGATTCAAGAACTTGAAGCAAGAATTACCGCGCTTGAAAGCGCATAACTTAACTATCTCTAAGGGAGATTAAATCATGGCAATAACTAAGACAGAAGTAAACCAACGGACAGAAGTATATGTAGCCGCAGATTCTACAGCGGCATCTAGCACCAATGAGGGTAATCCTACTTTGATGGTCGTTACTACAATTACATTTGATGACACTGGCGATGCTGAGTTACCCGCAGTATCTAACCACGTTTCTCATCTGTCTCGTTACGATGAAAATGGCGACCCAACTGTAATAACTGGGCAAGCGCAAATCGTACAAGATATATGTGCGGGAATCTGGGCGTAAAGAATTAGAGCATTAGGTATAATATGAAAAGCGTTCCATTATGTTTCTTATTGTTTGCTTTTTGCTCTTTTTGTATAGCGCAAGAAACAGAGCCGATGGGCGATACCGATTCTGATAACAATCAAGATGGGTCACTTAATACTAATACGGTCGGTAGTACCGTTAGTAGTAACAATAACAGCAAAGATGAATCTGTCTCTAATACTTACAACGGAGCAGGTTCATCATCTGATATGCCTGTCGGCTCTGCTATTGCCCCTAGTTACATGTCCAACGGAATGGAAACGTGCTTGCAAGGGTCAGGGCGAAGCATTCAAACAGGACTGATCGGTTATACGGATGGTTCTTATGAAGCGGATGTTGATTGTAATCGTCGCAGAGATGCCAAGTTGCTCTCAGATTTAGGAATGAAAGTAGCCGCGATTAGCCGTCTTTGTCAGGGTTCGGTGGAAACATTTAGAGCGATGATGTTATCAGCTACGCCTTGCCCATTAATCGCAAGCGGAAAACTAATAGTTGGGAAACGTGCTTTTCTTTTGATGAAGACTAAACCTGAACTTTATATTCCAGATTATGGCAAAGTCCGTATGGGAAAACATGCTATATTTACAAAACGGCCAAAATTTCCCAAGTATACAAAATCCCAGGAATGGTATAATCAAATTTTAGGTATAGGAGTAGATGACGATGAATCTCAAGAAAGCGGCTCTGACGAGTCTGTTTCTGATATGTTCAGGCGGTCAAGCCAGTGAACTTGATGATTTAATACAATCTTCTTCTGTCATTGTAGATCAGATTAATAAAGGTATTTTGATGACAGGAGCGGCAATGGATTTTGCTAATACTGGCACAGGCTTATCTAATGGACAATTAGCGGGAACGTCATACATATCAAGCGACATGGTATCTAATTACAATTTGGCTTTGTCAGGCATGGTTAATTATCTACCTTACGGCAGTGCGCAACAATATCTTGAAGAGCAAGCGCAGTCAGAACTTGACCAGATGGATGATGCTATAGATGCTTTTACCGCAGTGGTAGTTGATATGCTTGCTGTTCAGCAGGTCGCAGAATTAGCTGATGCCGCTAATACCCCAGACGAAGAGGCCGCGGTTCAGGACTTTGTGGGGGCTAACACTGATGCTTTAACAATAGATCAAGAAGATGCTGACACTTATAACCAGAGTCTGTCCGACATAGAAGAACACGCCAATAATGCGTCTGCTTTTATTGCTGTAAGCGCAAATCCTGACGCGGTAGCTTTCTTAGATCAAGGCGCGATGGATAACAACACTAGGATTGAGGATAATACGCTAAGTTATTCAGCGTCTAATCAAGCGATTAGTATTGCTTGGTCTTCTGGGAGTCTTGCAAGTAGCGTTTATTTAAACGGAACTGACAATTTTGGCATTGATATCTACATGACAGACGTTTCTATTATGGAGTATGGGGCTCAATCTGAACTCTACCTTACTGGACCGACCTATTTGGGCTATGAATGTTTCACTACAGGTTTAAATTGTGAAGAAACTGACGGAGGCGGCTCGTGAGTTTGCAAGAAACCGAACTTAAAATAGGTGGAACATCGTTTAAAGGAGTGTACATTGCGATTTTGTTTAGTCTTGCGACCACTCTTGGCGGTGGTGTTTGGACGGCAAGCAGTCTATATGGCCGATTAGAATCTGTAGAGTCTCGTTTTATTCCAAATATTGCTCCCTTGGAAGAGCAAGTTACGACAAATAAGCAAGAACTGCTAAGCGAAATTGACTTAATCAAGCAAGAACTTAAAGACAACGATGTATCGCAACTCCAAGGTAAGTTGGCGGCACTCGGAGTAAACCTACAAACGATCATAGAGCAACAAAATAAACTACTGTTAATTGATGACAACGTAGATGCTCTGGAAAAAGATATTGAGTCAATGAAAGCAACCGTAGCAAAAGCAGAAATCGTTACAGAAAAAGTAACAGGATTTGAAGCAAGAATTGTAAATGTAAAAAGAGAAGTAGAAGATTTATGGTCAGCACTAGACTATATTAGCAATCCATTAAAGTAATCAGCTATAATGGTAATTCACAAACCTTAGGAGAGTTTAAAATGTCAGAAGAAAAGAAAACCGAATTAAAGATTAATGACAAAGATTACATTTTAGAAGATATGACCGAAGAGCAACAGATGATGGTTCAACACATTCAAGTTGCTGAACAGCGTTTGTCGCAAGCTAAATTTGACGCAGATCATGCTAATGTGACGAAAGATTCGTTTATTAATATGCTGACTCAACAGCTAGAAAACCCAGTTGAAGATGCTGAGTTAGTTGATGAAGCTGTGGACGAGTTGAACTAAGATGGCTACCGTCAAAGAGGCGCTTCTCAAACTTGACGCTCACGAGCGGGAATGTATTGTCCGAATGAAATCTATTGATGATAAATTCCACCAAATTGAAAAGCGACTCGATGAGGGTTCTGTTCGTTTTAAGAAAACAGAGATGATGGTGTGGGGTATGTATCCCCTCATCATCGGTTTGTTTCTTATTGAAAGGCTATCGTAATGTTAGAGTCTTTAATTGCCCCTGTTTCCAACCTACTGGAGCGTTTCATACCTGATGCCGATACTAAGCAGAAAATAGCGCATGAAATTGCAACAATGTCACAGAAACACGCGCAAGAAATTGCACTTGCTCAGATTAAGCTTAACACCGCAGAAGCAAAAGGAAGCGCATTCCAACGAAATTGGAGACCCGCTACAGGTTGGGTCTGCGTTCTTGCCCTCGGAGTCAACTACTTAATATCCCCACTTGCGGCAGGAGCAGGAATAGATATTCCTCAAGCAGATGGTGGGACGTTGATGCCTATCTTAATGGGTCTTTTGGGTCTTGGCGGCATGAGAAGCTTTGAAAAAAAGAATCAAATCGAAGGTAAATAATTATGGCAAAGTCACCAAAGAAAGAAAAAGAAGCTAAAGTTTATTTCAAGCCTAAAGAACTTAAATGCAAACATACAGGCGAGTCAGGTTTTGATGATGACTTCTTAATTACCTTATGTGCTATCCGCGACGAGTGTGGATTTGCATTTCCTTTGTCTAGTGCTTACAGATCGCCCTCGCACCCCATAGAAGCGCGTAAAGACCACCTAGGAGCGCATACAACTGGAAAGGCGGTTGATATCCTATGTAATGGAGAAAAGGCTTTAGAGATCATTAGAGTGGCACAAAAACATGGTATCAAAAGAATTGGTGTTCAGCAGAAAGGTGGTGGTCGGTTTATACATCTAGACGCTTGCACAGAAGAGGAGGGTTTCCCCTCCCCTGCTATGTGGTCTTATTAGCGGTCACCTAAAGGTAACGCCAAAAAATCTACAATGCTTGTTTCCAAGCAAGAGCAAATTAATTGCATCGTATGGAGTTTCATATTCTTGTGCTTTCTCCATCGAAGCACTTGTTGGGGTGATGTTTTGGTCAAGCGAGATAATTCTGCACTGCTGACCTGACTTTTTTCTTGCGCAAATCTCACGCATTTTCCCGCGTCGATCATTTCCATCTTTTCAATCCTGTGTTATTCTAGTTAAGTCAGTTCTCCCCTGCTGACAAACCTCCTATGGTTTCCCCCTCGAAAGGGGGGGTTTTTTAGAACGGTATATCATCGTCCAGATCGCCTATACTCATATCAGCAACAGCAGGTTTTTCAATTCCTGTTTGACTACCATCTGTATAAAACACTTTTACATTACCCAGAATTGGCGTCTGCACTTTTGCTTCTCGCTCTTCTTTAGTTAGCGATTGATTGATACGGCCATTATTGTCATATTCATCTGTAACCATAGTGTCAACAAAGGTAGTCAAGTCTAAATAAGTCCCCTTTGCGCCTTTGTATAATCGTGATTTGTCGATCTTGGTTACATCAATTCTTAAAGATATTCCTACTTTCATTTTAGTCTCTCCACTTCGGTTAAAATTACTTTGACAGCCGACTTAATTTGATCGGCTAATTGGTTTATGTATTCTTCATTTCTTTTTACAGTAACAAGCACATGAGGCATTTCAGGGTGGTATGCAAACGCATCCCAAGAAGTTGCTCCAGTGACTAACATACAGCCTTGGATTTGCTGATAATAGGCTTTAACTAGACTCTGAGGGTCGCGCATATACTTGACCATCGTGTTAGCCGCAGGACATTTAATTTCAAGACCTGTACACGTTTGAGTAATAAATTCCACAATTCCGTCAGGTGAACAACCAAACTCCTCGCTATCATCAAGAATAAACCCATGCTCTGTGACAGTATAGCCAGTGATAAACTCGTATGCTTCCCGCGCTTCTGGTTCTAACTCAGTCCCCCTTGCCATGTGTTCATTTTGATAAAACGGCTCAGATTGCCCTGTTAGACGTTCTGCAATTAACTGATTGATATACCCATCAGCACTGGTAGACGGTTTACCAGTAGCGGTAATTAGCTTTCCAAAGTTACTTGCGGATGGCTTGCCCATTCTAGCGGCAAACCATTCCTCAGTTCCTTGTTCGTGATTTAGGATAATCATTATTCTTCCATCTCTTTTCTTTTGGCTAATTTGATTGCAGAATAAGGATTGCGAGATTGTTTATAATCATCTCTAGACGCCCTATAACTTAATAACTTTTTACTTTTTTTGCTCTTATTTTTATTGCCTTTTCCTTTGCTATTTTGCATTAATTATTTCCCCGCTATTTTTTTGCCTACAGCGGCAAGTTGATCGTCAGTCATAGGCTTTTTCTTAGCCTCCAAAGCGGCAACAACGCGATCATATTTGCTTACTAAGATTTCGCTAATTGATTTAACCTTAACCCATTCTAAAAACGAATCCTGATTGACTTTGGTTTCATCAATTAATTTCTTGATAGCAATTACCTGATCTTCGCTAATTGTTGCGTTGACTACTGCTTGAGGCAAATCTTCACCTGCATATATGTAATGCCCTAAACCGAACATTGCAAAACACTTGACGAGACATCTCATTTTTGAACTGTTGATTGCGAATTTATCAGGATTGGGTATTGCCTTATTTCGATGGTCCATAACTGGCAACCACATGTGACGCATCATCATTTGATCTTGCTCAGAGCCAGTATGAATATGAACCACGCAACTAATCTCAACCGTATTAGTGTCCTCGCATTTATCTTCCTCAAAAGAATAATGCAACTCAGGGTAGTGTTCCATCATCGTGCCGTAAGCCCAAGCCCATGATAAATAAGACAAATTTCCTTTCTTTTCAATATGGTTAGATACGTCAATAGCAGATAGAGTCTGCCAAACTTTTTTAGATAAGCTCATTTTATTCCCCATTAAATTGTTGTACGGTTCTTGCGGTTTGGTTTTGTTCTTCACAATAACGGTCACCATAACCACTATAATAGTCAGGTGATTCATTGTCCTTTACATCGTGACCATGTAAACAGTCATACTCGCCACGCTCATAGTCACACAGATCATTAACACTCATACAGCCACCTTATTGTGATTGTTATAAACTTCAATCGCTTTGATGACTCTGTTTGGCACAGTCCATGGGTTTCTTGCAGAAAAAATTAAAAACTCTTCTAAAGTTAAACCCAAAAACTCCATGTCTTTTTTTAAGATTTTTATGGCGGTTTCGTATTTCATATTTATACCCTTTGTTTAATTGAGGTTACATTATCGTTTATATAAATATAAATGTACAGTTCTGTTTATAGTATTTAGTAATAAGCTTATTACAAAATGTTATTATGGATTGGGTTTACTTTTTTGGCTACATAAACGATCATTGCATGATGTTTGGGCTAGAGCAGTCATGAATTAACATGACCCTTCGGGTGGCGAATTCCTTAAATAATGCCATAGTCGCGGTTGACCCTCCGCACATAGCCTCACAGTTAAATCGGTTTTTACCTGTGAATAGTTTGGAAATACGATACAAACATAATTTAACCGCAGAGTCGCTTTAGCCCTTTGATCGTAAATTTACTGTTTTGCAGTAAAAGGGTTAAATCATCTCTAATATATGTTTTTAAAAAAAGTAATCAAAAAAATACCATTTAATTAATCTAGCGAGGCTTGCCGAGCCACAGGAGTTCAAATGAGCGGTAAAGGCGACAAGCAAAGACCAACTGACAAAAAGACCTTCGATAAGAATTTTGAAGCAATCTTTAATAACCAAAAACCTAAACTCAAAAAAAAGGAAATAAAAAATGAAAACAAGACTCGATGAATTAAAGTTACAAGCAAATCAATTCCATAATGATCACCCAGAAGTGTGGGAGAAGTTTTTAGAATTTACCTTTGATCGCATTAATAAAGGCTTTAAAAATTACTCTGTTTACACTGTTATGGAGCGAATCAGGTGGGACTTGAGCAATGTAGGTGGTGACGGCATTACTGAATTTAAAATCAACAATAACATTCGCCCATTCTATGCCAGACGGTTTATGAAGATGTGGCCTAAATATGAAGGGTTCTTTAGAATCCGAGAGCAGAAAAGCGCAAGCAGACCTGCCAACGGTTTAGAAGCAACACCGCTAATGGTATCCAAAAGTGTTTACATTGAATAAAAAATAGTATTTAATTAAACCTCAATCAAAAAAGGGCATCAAAATGCAATTAGTAACTGGCGACACTTATCAAACCGTAGACAGCGATGTCATAGCATGGCAACGCGCCTTTCCTGCAGTAGATGTACATCAAGAATTAGCCGCTATGGAATCATGGCTTGACGCTAATCCATCTAGGCGCAAAACCAAGGGCGGCATTAAACGCTTTATTAACTCTTGGTTATCACGCGCACAGAGTCAGGGTGGTTCTTCTCCTATGGCAAAAAGCTATAAGAAATCTGACAGCCTACGCGCCATGACTATGGATATGAAATTAACGGATGTTAGTTGGTTATCAGGCGACGAATTAGAAATGATGAAAGCACACTATCTAAACACTCGCGGATATTATTATGATGGTCAGCTTAAAAATGCGCAGGGGGTGATTAATGGATAAGGAAATGCAAAACCTTTGGGATAAGACCATGATCGTAAATTATGGTTATAGGCGCAAAATGGGTTATGTAGTGTGGAAATTTATGAGCGAATACCGTCCTGATCTAATTGATGAAAATAACCACATGACAAAAGAAGGTTATGATTATTTTGATAGCCTTGAATTAAGGCGTTGCAGGGATAGGGCATGGAATGGAGATTTACGGTTTCAAAAATACAAGCAAACCGTAGATGATTTTATTGGCTCTCATTGTTTACCTCTCTTGTTGGCGTTGGCTGATCAAAAACTAGACAACATGGATGTGTTAAAAAACATAAGACTTTATACATGGGTTAGGCACAATCAAAAAATAAGAGCGAAAAGCAATTACCAACAAAAGAAAAAAGGGTTGCAACAATATCGCGATGAAAATAATGGTGAAAAAGGTGTAAGGATGCGAATAAACGTCAAGTCTAGGGATAAAAGAACAGATTGGGGAACGGTAAAGTGAGCAGTGTAACAGTCGCAAGAAAAATAACATTTTTAGGAAAACATCCTAAATTAGAAGATGGTGCGCAATACACAATAAAAGAATTGTCGGAATTAACAGGAATGAGTGACCCATCAATAAGGTCAAGAATTAGTCAAAGATCAAGTTGTACTTCATACGATTTTAGAAAAGCAAGCAGAGGCAAGCGAAGTGTCGTATTTGAAGAACCACAGTCACTTTCTTACCAATGGTTAAAGAGGGCGATAATATGAGTCAAGGCGATAACAACAAAATCAATAACCTTGAACACGCTGAAAAGCAGATTCCGTATATTATCAAACGAATAAAAGAGTGGGATTACCGAACCCCGCTCTGCTTTAAATTAAAGCCTTATAAAAACCCTAGAACGACAAGCCAGAACGCATTATTTCACCATTGGTGCGGGCAAATGTCTGATTTGTTTATCACAAAAAACCCGACTTGTACTCGTGAAAATATGAAATTAATGCTCAAGCATCGTTTTTTAGGTGTCGAAACTGTTAAGATTGGCAAGGAATATCAGGTAGAACATCAAGTCCGAAAGACTAGCGAATTGGATGTAGGAGAAATGGTGCATTTTATGGATGAAGTTTATCATTGGGCAATAGAGCATAAAGTTCCTTTGTTAATCCCTAGGGAAAGCGACTACCAGAAACTAAAAACTCAACAGGTGACATAATGTTAAATCCAAAAGTTGACCCAAGAATTTTAAAAGAATTTGCAGAAACTGAAAGACAACATCAAATAATTGATGCAGTAATCAGCGAAGGGTCGGCTAGTAAAGCGTCTAAAGTGTTAGGCATAAATCGACGATCAGTTGATAAAACAGTTATAAGGTTAGAAAGCAAAGCGGCTAGTAAAGGGGTCGCACCTCACAGAGATTTGACGCATCAGACAGCCGCAGGTTTTGAGACTAAGCGCGTATCAACTGCTTACAAAGAAGATGGTTCTGTTGCCTTGCAATGGCACATACAAGAGCCGCAGAAGCAAAGCCTTAAAGAACGGTTAGCTTTAATGATTGACGGTATTAAAGATGATTTAAGTGGGTTTAAAAGCCCAGTAGAGCCTCCCGCAAAAGTTGATGCTGATTACCTTGCGATGTATATTCTAGGCGATCACCACTTTGGAATGCTTGCTGACTCTGAGACAAAGTTAGACGATGACGATTGGGACGTTAAAATTGCAAGCCAGATTCTGCTTGAGTCAACTGAGCGCCTTGCCAAAAGAGTTGGGGATGCAGAAGTGGGGGTGCTGTTAAATGTCGGTGACTTCTTTCACGCTGACAGCAGTAAAAACGAAACCACAAACGGTACGCGGGTTGATGTTGATACGCGCATAGGAAAGACGTTTAAGCTAGGAGGGCGGCTTTTTCAGATACTTATAGACAAAATGCTTTTAACTCATAAGCGTGTCATAGTTATTAACGTGCGCGGCAATCACGACTCTGACATGGCTTGTCACTTGTCTAGCTGTCTTGAGTTGCTGTACGACAAAGAGCCAAGAGTTGAAGTGTTACAAAACTACTCAAAGTTTATCCATCTGCAATGGCACAATAATTTGTTCGTATTTCATCATGGGGATAGAATTAAGCATGAGCAAATCCTGCAAACTGTCATAAAGAACTTAGATGATCAGTGGTCGCAAAGCAAAAATCGTTATTGTCACTTAGGTCATATTCACCATCATACCGCTAGAGAAGTCGGTTCTATGCATTTTGAGCATTGGGGGTCAATGACAGCGACAGACCAATGGCATAGCGACAGCGGATATGGAGCAGAACGATCTATGACTGCGGTTGTATACCATAAAGACAGCGGGGAAGATTCAAGGGTCAAAATTAAGGTAGGAGGATGAGCAATGTTATCAATTTACGGTCTGGGAACATTACTATCAAAAAGTTGTTTTGTGATTGCGGGCATAGCCTTGAATATTGGTTGGGGGATGACGAGTGCGGTTATGGGATTTGTCCTGTTTGCGATCTTGACACTCCTATTGAAATTACACTTAAAGGGGAAGAAGAATGGAAGCATTGAAAACTCAAATTGGTGGCGATCATTATAAGTCGATGAGCATACAACCCATTGAATTTATACACAAAAACTCTATTCCATATCATGAAGCGAACGTGATCAAGTACGTTTGTAGGCATAAGAATAAAAACGGCAAACAGGATTTGCTGAAAGCCAAGCACTACATTAATTTGTTGATAGCGGCAGAATACCCAGAGAAGGAAGAGGAAAATGGGGACTCGTAAAAAAAGGACGATAGCCCAAGAAGTAGACATGGCCGCTAAACTACTCCAACGCTATGTAAGGCTAAAATCATCTGATGATAATGGATATTGCCATTGTGTTACTTGCGGGAAACTAGATCACTATACCGCAATGCAGGGAGGCCACTTTTACAGCAGACGGCATATTGTTTTCAAGCTGTTTGAGGAGAACATCCATGTTCAATGTCCTGCTTGCAACCAGTGGGGGATGAAGACTACTAAAATCCAAGAAGCCTATCGCATATTTATGGAAGATATGTACGGAGCAAGACGCATAAGAGCAATGCAACGATTAGCGTGGAGAGCATCGCCTAAGTTTAATCGCGAGGAAGTCATACAGTTTCAGCGAGAATTAAAGGAGAAAATTGGTCAAGAACTGTACAGAATTGGGGATATTTAAATTATTTTGTATATTTATAATCAAAAAGGTTTACATTCTTGAAGAAATGACTGATAGTTACACCTCAATCAATTAAGAGGAATTATCAAATGACAGATTACAACGGTTGGACTAATCGCAACACTTGGCTTATCAACTTGCATTTTGGCGACACTATCCGCGAGGAGATGGAAGAAGACGCATCAAACACTGCCGAAACTATTTCTAATTATATTTTAGATATTTTGCAGTATCAAGAAGACAACGCTCACTCTATTATTCGCGATTTTATCGACATTAGCGGTATTAACTGGCAGGAAATTTACGAAACTATTGCTTTAGACGTTTTTGTAGGGGGTGAAGCATGAAAATTACAGAAAATGCAAAAAACTGGGTTCTAGCGGGAGTGTTGTTTTTCCTTTATTGCGTAGTATCCAACATGGCTTATAACGATTGTATCAATCTGGGGGTGTGCTAATGAGAATTTTACAGTTTGAAGACCGCCTTGATGATATGGTTGCCTCCTACGCCAATGTAAACAATGGTTGGGATGGGGACGTAATCGACTGTAACGACTATGTTAAAGACAGGCTTTGCTTTCAATTTCTTCTTCACGCAGAGAGTTGGTGGGATGATATATTGCCTTCAATCATTATTAATCAGGCTGAGTTTATCGCAAAGCTTTACGACAATTCTGATGCATCAATGTTATCGAATATAATCCGAGGCGATATTTATCTATACCTTGAAGATCGTTTGAGGGAAATGGTGCAAGATTCTTTTAATAGGGTTAATAATATTAAACCAGAGCCTTTCGCGGGCTATGAAAGAGGGCAATAAGATGATTGAAGTATTAGGAACGATTACAGCAACATTTATTCTAGCCATTTTGATGAGGGGTTCATACTTGATGGTCAAAGACGCACAAGACAGATACAATGAGAGGAACAAATAGACCAAGGCATCCCCTCGCCTTTTGAGCCAGACTAGTCCACTGGTGGTCGCAACGGACTATTTACTTTCTGCATGACCTCCATACCTTATTATCATTTCTAGTTATACTTACGATTCTGTAGAATACCGCCTCCAAACCGTGTCATGTGAATTGTTGGTACGGTTTTTATTTACTACAGAGGCCAGAATGATTTTATATATGATAATATTTTGCGTGATTAGCTTATGCGCGATTGCCAAAGACTCACTTCATTAACAATTTGATTAACTTTTACCTTTCGTTTACAATTTGGGAACTAATAACAGCGGGTCACAGTGATGGCACAGTTGAATATAGTATCCAAAATCATTGAAGCGGACAAAAATGGGTGGTCTGATCTGGTAAATCAGATAGATGAGATTACCCAAACTTTGAAATACAACGAATACAACCGACAGCAAGTTATGGCTCAGATAAACGAGTGGTCAGAAGAAGTTGATTTTCGTTTAGCGATTCCAAAACCTACACCGACTATTCCCTATCAACAATCCGAAACTGTATTCGGTACTGAGGTATAATGTTATCAATAAAGTACAAACGCACAGATCAGGTCATTCCATACGTTAATAACTCTAGGACTCATGGGGAGAGGCAGGTACAGCAGATTGCGTCAAGCATCCAAGAGTTTGGGTTTACTAATCCTATCTTGATAGATCATGATGGAGGATTGATAGCAGGTCATGGGCGTCTACTAGCGGCTCAAATGCTTAACCTTGATAAAGTGCCTACTATAACTCTAGGCGATCTGTCAGACGCGCAGAGAAAGGCGTATGTCATAGCGGACAATAAGCTTGCTTTAAATTCAGGATGGGATGATGAACTCCTAAAGGTTGAGATAGAAGCTTTGTCAGATTCTAACTTTGATCTTGGCGTGTTGGGTTGGGACGTATTGCCTGACTTTAAGGATGATGTTGATTATTCTATCCTTGATGATGATGACATAGACGCTGATTTGTCTGATATGACGGACGGAGTTAAAAGAGCCATTCAGATAGAGTTTGAATCACAAGACTATGACGAAGCCGCGGAGTTAATTAAATTCTGGAGAAGTGAGGGTGCTTATGTTGGCGGTCTTATCTTAGATTATTTCCGTAAAGAAAAGGCTAAACTTTGATTGTCTGCATTCCCTCTAAGGGGAGGCCAGAGACAAAGACGCATTTACTATTTGAGGCCGCAGGGTTTGACGTCTATCATTTTGTTGAGCCGCAAGACGTAGACAGTTATCGCGTCAATAACAAGATTTGCATTGAAGCCGATGACATGGGGATGACATACGTTCGCAATTTTATGCTTGATTGGTGCAAGGACAATCAAATAGATTGGGCGTGGTTCTGTGACGATGACATTACCCAGTTTGGAAAGTTTGACGGAAAGACTAGAAAGACCAGTGCTGACGAATTATGGGGTGTATCTGAGAAAGCGTTTCAGTTGCCGTTTGAGATCGTTGGGATAGGGACTAGGGCTTTCGCGTGGAGTACCAAACAAGCGGTGTCTATCAACTCAAAGTTTGTTGAGGGGTGCGTACTGATTAACGTAAAGAATATCCATTGGCGTTATAGAGAGGACACTAAAGAAGACCGAGACTTTTGTTTCCAGTGTATAGAGCAAGGACATGGGATACTGAGGTTTAACAGAGTGTTTTTTGATACGCCTGTTGTCGGGACTAATAAGGGTGGACTCCACGATTGGTATAAGAACAACCGAGATAGTAATGCCGCTAAAAAACTGGCATTAACATGGTCTCCTTGGATTCAGCTAAAACAAAAACCGAATCGCTTAGATGTGAAAGCTGACATATCTGGTTTTGCTAAAAGTTGCATGAGGAAAATAAAATGAAGAATCTTGAATTGATGGAAATAGAGCACAGTGTAAAAGTAGGCGACACTTGCGGGCATATTGACCCAAACGTCCTAGAGGATTCATTGTTCCTAATTGATGGAAAGCCTATAGGGTTTTATATTAAAGACATCGCTAAATACAGCAAAAAAGCGGCTCAATTAGCTGACATAGCTGACAAAGAATTACGATCTAAAAATGTACCCAAAAGCTTAATGAAAAGAAGCAGTGGGTTTATGGAAGATGATAAGGCAAAACAGGTATTACAATATTCAACTATACTTGGCTCTATCCCTCCCAAGCCTCACATGAGGAGACCGTATCCTACGAGGAGCAGTGTTCATGGAGTAAAGAGCGCAAACACGTTTGTCAAAGCGATGCTTATGCTTGCAAAAGAAAGTGAGCAGATAGTCAAACAGATCACTCCAGAACTGTATGAGCAACAGAAAGAATTGATCGCTGAAAACATCGCAAAAGAATGGAGGTTTGGAGACCTGTTTACTAGCAGTATTTCAAACTTCAACATTGCCGCTGACTTCCATAGGGACAACGGCAACCTAAAAGGATGCTCTAACGTCATCATAACGAAACGAAGTAACAGTACAGGGGGATGCACGACTGTACCTGATTATGGTGCAACAGTAGACAGCAGGGATAACTCTATGCTGTATTATCCTGCTTGGAGAAACGTGCATGGCGTAACGCCTATTGTGCCAACTCATTCAGGGGGGTATCGTAATACGTTAGTATTCTACCCATTAGCAAATTTCCCGAAGGTGTAAGATGAAGTTAGGAAATCAAGGAGATGGCGGTGGTAGACCAATTATTGAGTTTACCTCTGACCAAATAACGCAAGTCGAAGCATTAGCCGCAGTCCTTACGAAGGGACAAGTCGCTGATTATTTCAACATATCTGAGACTACTTTAAGGGCTATTGAAGAAAGACAGCCAGAAGTTTCTGACGCTTATAAAAAAGGAAGAGTTAGACAATGCGCTAGTATGGGGTCAAACCTTATACAATTAGCAAAATCAGGCAATGTCGCGGCTAATATTTTCTATCTTAAAACCCAAGCAGGGTGGAAAGAGCAAGAGTCTGAAACTCAAGAAATACCTGCAATCAATATCGTGGTGGATGGTCGTGCAATTAACGCTCCCGCAGAGTGAAATATTTGTTAATCGGTCTCGTTTTCGCACAATCGTTGCAGGGCGAAGATTTGGCAAGACGTTCTTTTGCATTGGCGAGATCATGCAGTCAGCTATCAGCGGAAAGAATCGCAACGTCTGGTATGTCGCTCCTACCTATGGGTCGGCTAAAGAAATCGCTTGGGATATGCTAATAAACACAATCCCTTTTGAGTACATATCTAAGACTAACGAAAGCTCATTAACTCTCAGGCTAATTAATGGCTCTGTCATATCGCTTAAAGGAGCAGAAAAGCCAAACAATCTAAGAGGTCGCGCACTCGATTTTGTCGTGCTTGATGAGTTTGCAGATATGCGACCCGAAGCATGGTATGAAGTGATTAGGCCAAGTTTGAGTGACCGTCAGGGTTCTGCCGTCTTTATTGGGACACCAAAAGGGAGGAATCACTTTTATGATCTGTGGGCTAAAGGCATGGATGGGGCTAATGATTGGTCTAGCTTTCAGTATACAACCTTACAAGGCGGCAATGTCCCTCCAGAAGAGATTGAAGCGGCTAGAAACGACCTAGACGAGCGAACTTTTAATCAAGAATATTGCGCGGAGTTTGTGACATACAGCGGTTTAATATATTATGGCTTTAGTAGGGAACTCTCTGTGTTTGATTGCTCCGATAATGGTGGCACTATACACATAGGGATGGACTTCAATTTAGATCCCATGTCAGCCGTAATATGCATTCGTAAAGGCGAGAAGCTGTATGCATTTGACGAGATTGTCATGTATGGGTCGAATACTGATGAGATGGTTGCGGAAATTAAAGACCGTTATCCAAATCGTGAGATAATTGTATATCCTGACCCCGCATCAAGACAGCGCAAGACTAGCGCAGGTGGTCGTACAGATTTGTCGATCTTACAGAACGGTGGATTCATGGTGAAAGCCAAGAATAGTCACGCTCTGGTTAGAGATAGAATTAACGCAATGAACAGTCGCTTGCTTTCTAGCAGTGGCGATAGACATTTGTTTGTTAGCCCTAAGTGCAAGCACACAATTAAAAGTTTAGAGCGTCAGACATACAAAGAGGGAACGAGCATACCGAATAAAGACGGATTCGATCACATGAATGATGCGTTCGGTTATTTGGTAGAATACTTGTTCCCTGTTAGGACTGAATACGATACACCGCAACCAACTAGGTGGACTTGATGAATATAGAAAAAACACACCCTGAATATGACTCACATTGGCAACGATGGGAATTTTATCTCAGATCATATATGGGTGGTCAGGATTATATTGATGGCAAATATCTAACTCGCTACATCAATGAAAGCGATGAAGAATATAAGCGCAGATTACAATTAACACCAATGGACAACCACTGTAAGAACATTGTCCACATCTATTCTAGCTTTCTATGGCGTGTACCTCCAACACGTAACTACAATTCAGCGGCTAACAGCCCCGCTCTTGAATCCTTTCTAAAAGATTGCGACCTTGAAGGGCGTAGTTTTAATTCGTTTATGCGTGAAGCGCAAGTGTGGTCAAGCGTATACGGTCATGTCTGGTTAATGGTAGACAAGCCCAAATCAAACGTAGGAACAAAAGCTGACGAAATGGCACAAGACATTCGTCCCTATGTGAACATCTACACCCCCGAAAATGTACTTGATTGGCAATTTGAAAGAACCCCAAGCGGTAGATTTAAACTGACCTATATGCTGATTAAAGAATTGGTCGAGATTATAGATGATGAAGAGATTTGCTATTATCGCGCATGGTACGAAGATAGTATCAAGTTGTACCGCGTAGTAGATGGCAAAGAAACCCTTGTTGAAGATGAAATTAATCCGCTAGGTGTTATCCCTGCTATATTCTTACCTGCTCAACATTCAATGGTTCGCGGTATTGGAGCAAGCGATCTTAGTGATGCCGCTTACATGCAGAAAGCTATCTATCAGGAACTCAGCGAGATAGAACAGCTTATTCGTATATCCAACCATCCGACCTTGGTCAAGTCATACGCTACTGACGCTAGTGCGGGTGCGGGCTCAGTTATCAATATGCCTGACGATATGGATGCAAGTCTCAAGCCGTATCAGATACAGCCAAGCGGCCAAAATCTTGATTCTGTTCGCAACGCCATTGATGACAAAGTTGAATCTATTAACCGCATGAGTCACATGGGAGCAGTGCGCGGCACTCAAGCAATTACTCAATCAGGCGTAGCAATGCAGACAGAGTTTCAAATGCTCAATGCGAAGCTATCAGAGAAAGCTGACATTCTTGAACTTGCCGAAGAGCAGTTGTGGTTTCTGTTTTGCCAGTGGCAGGACATTACTCCAGATGTTGAAATCTCATATCCTGATGCGTTTGACCTCAGAGATTATGATAAGGAATTAATGTTCCTACAGCAGTTGCGTTCTACTGGCGTAAAGTCGGTAACAATGGCGCAAGAGATAGACAAAAAGATTGCTGATCTAATCCTTGATGACGAACAACTAGCGAAAGCCCATGTTGAGATTGAAGCGGGCGCACAGGTGCTAGGCCAATTTAACGCGCAGGAAGAAGAGACAGAAGTCTAATGGCAACTGACGTTGACCACGTTGAAGAACTTGCAAGGTTAGCCGCATTACATCAGGCGCGTTTGGAAGAAGCGTTAAGGGTGCTTGAGGATAGGATAGCTGACCTGCTCGCTACTGCTCCATTGAAAGACGGCAAACTGTTTGATCTTGAGTGGGCAATTAAAGCAAGAGCAGAAGTGCGTCTGGCGATAGAGACTGAATACCTAGTAACCGTCGATAAGATTGTTAGGGAATACAGTATAGTAGCCGCCTCTGCCGCTGAAATGCTATCTACCTATGGGGCATTTACTACAGTATCCCCTGCTGTGATTGCTCAGTTGCAGAAACTCTCATTTCAGGGCTTTGAAGACATAGGGCAAGAATATCTTGATGTCATTTCTAAAGAAGTTTATCAAAATACCCTAACAGGCAGAGCGTTCTCAGAGAGCGTTAAAACCGTCAAGCAAGCCGTTGGCGGCAACATGGCACGTTACGCTAAACAGCAAGTCCACGACTCTCTAATGCAATTCGATGCTTCTGTGAACGTGGTTATAGGCAAGGAAGCGGGCGCAACCAAATGGAAATACGTTGGTAGGCTTATTGAAACAACCAGACCATTCTGCAGAGAGCATGAGGGTCAAGTATTTACAGATGAAGAAATAGAATCAACGTGGGCGGGTTCTTGGGCGGGTAAAGCGTCAGGCGACCCATTTATTGTTCGTGGTGGTTATAACTGCGGACACCAATTTAGACCAGTATTTGATGGAGAAGAGTAATGCCAAAAGGTAAAGGAACATACGGTAGTAAAGCAGGGCGACCCAAGAAGAAGAAGCCAAAGAAATAGCCCCCGAAGGGGCGGTTAGTTTAATTGTTTCTGATTGCTTCACCAACTTCTACGCTATGTTTGTCATATAGTGGAGAGTCTTCAAAAGCAACGGTTAATTTTGCGTTCTTGTACATGTCTGACTTTAATTCACGGACGGCAATATCATAACCAACGTGCGGTATTCCGTACTCTTCTGTCAAAGCAACCATCGCTTCAAATTTATTCCGCATCCAATAACAATTATTTCCATGATCTTCAATTAATTCGCTATGCATAATTTTTGAAGCGTCTATTTTGTTGATTAGGTTTGCAATGGCTTGGCATGTTTCTGGGTGTAATTTAATCATGTCTTTATTCCCTTGATTGATTGCCCCCGAAGGGGCGGTTGATTTAGAAGCTGTAAAAGCCTCTGTCTGCTGAAAGTCCAATATAGCCGCCCCAAGAATCGGCACGCTGTAATAGTTCGTTTAAAGAAATCGCGCCAACCCAACGACCCCATGCTTCATTGTAAAAAACAACGTAGTCTGCTTGTCTAGTACCGTGATGCTGTCCAACCAAAGTTGCCATTTTTGCGAGTGCTTTTTCTGCGGCTTCTTCGGTAGCGTAGTTTTTGCAAGGAACTTTATTATGCTCGCGAGTTTCTTCGATTCTGCGAGTCATTTCTTTAATGATGTTCATGGCGATGCCCTTTGTTTTTTGATTGAGGTTACATGATCAACTAAGTAAACATAAAAGTAAACACTTATTTAAAAAGAATTACTGTTTTTGTCAATTATTTTAATTGTGGTACAATCCAGACTCATAACCACTCTTTAAGAGGCACGTCAACATGAGCGATGAAATCATGGGAACAGAAGGTGAGACTGATACACTGGTAGCGGAAGATCAGGCAAAGACTTTTACACAAGATGACTTAGACAGAATTGTTGCAGACCGCATTGCGCGAGAGCAACGGAAGTTTGAGAAAAAGATTTCTGGTATTGATCTGGATGAAGCTAAAGCATTAAAGGCAGAGAAAGAAGCCTTAAACGTGGAGCGGATGAAAGAGCGCGGAGACTTTGATTCTATCTTGAAGCAAACAGTCGAAAAGAAAGATGCGGAAATACAGACTTATAAAGCCAAGTTGCAACAGACATTAGTCGATGGGGCTATCGTAGGTGCGGCAGGTAGTAATAACGCTGTAAATCCCGATCAGGTAGCTATGCTGTTAAAGCGACACGCCCGACTCTCTGATGATGGAGCGGTTGAAGTGCTAGACGTTAATGGCTTGCCTCGTTACAATGACAAGGGTGATTTATTGTCTGTAAACGAGATGGTATCTGAATTTTTAACGGTGAACCCACACTTTGTTCGCGCCTCTCAAGGCGGGTCAGGTTCTCAGGGTAACACTGGCGGCATTAACGATGGCTCGGTGAAAACTAAAAGTCGTGCAGAATTTGAACTACTTAACCCTACCAAGCGAATGCAATTCGTTAAAAGTGGTGGGACTATAACCTAAATTTAAGGACTTTTTAAAATGGCTAATACAATCACAGGTCTCGTACCTGATATCTACGAAGCGTTGGACGTTGTTTCTCGTGAACTCACTGGAATGATTCCATCCGTAACTATGAACGCATCTTCCAACACTGCCGCTGTCGGGCAAAACATCCGTGTTGACGTTGAACCCGCAGGTAATGTTTCTAACATCGCTCCTGCTATGGTCGTGCCAAACCCTACTGCACAAACTTCTGGCTTTACTGATATCGTTATCAGCAAGTCACGAGCGGCTGAGTTTGGATTTAACGGTGAAGAGGCCAAAGGTCTTGACACTGGTGCGGGCTACCAGAATGTTCGTGCGGCTAAGATCGCTCAAGCAATTCGCGCTCTGACTAACGAAGTTGAAGTTGATCTGTGTGGTCTGCAGTCTTCTTTCTCTCGTGCGGCAGGTGCTTCTGGCACAACTCCTTTTGGAACTGCTAACGATTACACTGATGCTTCTAACGTCCTAAAGATACTCAAGGACAATGGCGCACCTTTGCAAGACAACCAGTTAGTGATTAACACTACTGCGGGTGTCAATCTGTTAGGTAAGCAAGCAAACGTATCTGATGCAGGTAGCGATTCTATCTTACGTCAAGGCGTTCTCTTGGACATTAACGGAATGCCTATTCGCGAGTCTGCACAAGTTGTTGACCAAGCGGCTCAAGCGCAAACTAACTGTACTGTTACTGGTGGTGAGGCTATCGGCCAAACTACTATCAACATTACTGTCGCGGGTGGCGGTGCTTTCTCTGCTGTTGCAGGTGATATTGTTGTGTTTGAAGATGATTCTCGCAAGTATGTTGTGGCCGCGGCTAAAGACATTGCGGCAGGAGCAACTGGCGATATCGTCATTGCGGCTCCAGGATTGCGACAGGCTCAGACAGCAGGAAAGACTTGTACAGGCGATGCCGCAGGTTCTAGAAACATGGCGTTCAACCGCTCTGCTCTAGTCCTTGCTTCACGCGCCCCTGCTCGTCCGTCAGAAGGTGATATGGCCGAAGACGTAATTGTAATTACTGACCCACGCTCTGGACTGAGCATGGAATTCAGCATGTACAAAGGCTACAGAAAAGTACGTTATGAAGTTGCACTAGCTTGGGGTGTTAAAAACATCAAGCCAGAGCATACTGCATTGCTACTTGGGTAATTAAGACTAGCCCTATCCTTTCGGGGGTGGGGCTTTTAATTGAGGTTTGATATGGCATTTTCCACTGACGCTGATCTTGTAAAATTAATTCCTGATATCTTGTTGTTAGGCATTACGTCTTTTACTGACGATCATGTTAAGGCGCAAGCTGAGATTGAAAGAGAGTTACGCATTAAATGGTGGCCTAAGAAAAGGCTTTCGTTTACCGATTCGCACAGTTATTTGGAAATGGATGCAGACAAGTTAGTTGACGCGCAATTTACAGAAGCGTCTGCTTATTTGGTTTTGTCTCGCCACGCTTTGCCCAAGTTAAGTAACTGGGTAGACAACGATAGATTCTTGAGCATGATTGATTTCTATCATTCAAGATACACCGAAGAGATGGAAGCTATTTTTGGTGATGGCGTTCAGTATGATACGGACGGTGACGGTACGATCACTGATTACGAAAAGCAGTCACAACACGTAAATAGGTTAGACAGATGAAACTTACTTTGGACACTAATTTTAAAGAAGTCCAAAAGATAGTTAATAAGCGCGGAAAAGATTTACGCGAAAGCACGAAAATAGCTTTGCTTAGAACTGCTCTAGCGGGTTTAAACATAATTCAAAGCCGAACCAAGAAAGGTCAAGGCTATAAAGGCGGCACGTTTAAAGGATATAGTTCTGCGTATTCTGCTTTTAGAAGAAACAACGGCAGAGGTGTCGTGCCTGATTTGCAATTTACTGGTCTGATGTTTAGTGCGATGACAGTTAAAGCAAACAGCCAAGAAGCTGAGATATTTTTTAACAGAGCAACCGAGGCTAAAAAAGCCGCAATGAATGATAAGTCGCGTCCGTTTTTTGGGTTTAACCGAAGAGAGCGAAAAACTCTTAGTAGCGTGTTTGAAAGGAATTTGAAATGAGCGTAAGAGAACAGATAGCGGCAAATATAGTAACAACTTTGCAAGGAATAACATCTCCTGTTGCGATAAAATATGTAACTAGAGAGCCGTTTGATTTTTCAAAATTATCCAACGCTCAATACCCTGCTATTTTAGTTCGCAGTGCAGATGAGAACAGAGAAGATACTTCTATTGGCGGGTCTATGACTCAGCGAATGGGAACGATCAATTATGATTTAGTTTGTTTTGTTAAAGGCTCATTAATTGATGCCGCAAGAAACAACATAATCGAAGCAATAGAGGAAGGGCTTGATGTAGACCGCACCAGAGGCAATAAAGCCTTAGATACACAGGTGGTAAACATTGAGATTGACGAAGGTTCTATTGACCCCATTGGCGGGGTCATTATTACAGTCCGTGTTGTATACCAATACACTCGCGGAACAACTTAACTTTAATTAAAAGGTACATATCATGGCGACTAACACAGGCGCATCTGGAGTAGTAAAAGTACAAGCGTCAGGCACGGCTGTTGCTGTGGTAGGCGAAGTGCGTTCATTTACATTTGAAGGTTCAGCAGACACTATTGAAGACTCAGTAATGGGTGATTCAACACGAACCTATAAACAAGGTTTAAAAACTAACACTGTATCATTAGAAGTATACTGGGATGAGGATGATGTTCAGCAATTACTCCTTGATGAAGGTGCTGATGTTGATTTTGAAATATATCCTACTGGCGCAGGAAGCGGTGAGACATTCTTTACTGGTGGCGGCATTGTTACTTCTCGCTCTATCAGTGGCGCGTTTGACGGAATGGTTGAAGCGAGCTTTACTGTTCAGTGCAGTGGAGCAGTAGTAGAAGCACAAGTTCCATAAACAACAACATAAGGGGAAAATCATGGGATTAGCAAAAGAGTTACGAGGTAGAAGAACAGTAGAAGCTAGAGAGGTTCTAGTTCCTGCGTGGGGTGACGAAACTGGAGCGTTTAAACTGTATTGCAGAAGCATTACCTGCTACGATTTAGACGTACTGCAGAAGAAGCACCCCAATTTTTTACAGAACACCACTATCGGTGCGATGGTAGATTTGATTGTAATGAAAGCAATGGATGAGAACGACCAGAAGCTATTTAACTCTGGCGAAGATCGGATGGATTTGATGGGCGAAGAAACAAACGTCATATCAGAGATTGCTAATCAAATGTTTAGTGACATTGAATCGGTGGAGGCACACGAAAAAAACTAAAAAGCGATCACTCAAGGATGACGATGTTATCTTTGGCTGATCGCTTGCATATAAGCATAGAAGAGGCAGAGCAAACGCCTATCACTCATTTAAACGAGTGGATTGCCTATCACAAATTATCTGGTAAAAGTGAATGATTAAACCTATTAAAATTGCAATAGCGGGACTAGATAATACTGAGGCGATGTTTGCTAAAGTAAAAGCCAATTTTGCTAAAGTCACTAAAGCCGTTGACAAGCTAAAAAACCGATTCCCTACTTTATCAGCCGCGGCCTCTAAAGCCTTTAGCGGGTTAAAAACTGCTATCGGTGGGTTGGCAAAAATGGCGGCAGGGTTTGCTCTTGCTTTTGGTGCGGCATTCATTGCTATCACCGTCAAAACGATGAAGTCCATTGATTCGCTTGGGAAAATGGCATCTAAAATCGGAACAACCGCAGGTTCACTTGCTAAACTTCAATTTGCCGCAGAGCAAACAGGCGTATCCGCTGAGACTATGGGTATGGCAATGCAACGCTTTACACGTAGAGCGGCAGAAGCGGCTAGAGGAACAGGCGAAGCTAAAGGTGCGTTAAAAGAGTTAAATCTAAATGCAAAAGAATTGCTCAAGATGCCTTTGGAAGATCAAGTTCTTGCCCTATCAAAAGCATTTGAAACAGTAGAAACTCCTGCTGATAAAGTCAGGCTTGCTATGAAGCTGTTTGACAGTGAGGGTGTGGCTCTTGTAAACACTTTAAGCGCAGGTTCGGATGGTCTTAAAGCGATGTTTGTTGACGCTGAACAGCTTGGTCTTGTCTTGTCAGAAGATGCTGTTGATGGTGTAGAAGCGGCTAATGATTCTATGAATCGTTTGAAGAAGTTGTTTGTTGGCTTTAGTCGCCAAGCGGTTGCCGCATTCGCCCCTGCAATAGACGAAATATCTACAGCGTTAGTAAATCTAGGATTAAAAGCGGCTGACGGTGATGTGCAAAACATTGGCGAAGTTATCGCTAAATCTATTGTTGACGGTCTAGTTTCTGTTCTGGAAGTCATACAGAAAATGATGAATGCGTTTGGTGAAATGGCGCACGAAATCAAAAAAATATATAGAAACTTTTTCCCAAGCAAGGAAATGGAAGCTGACAAAAAACGCTTAAACGATTTGTTCAGTACGCCTATTGAAAACATTAATCTATTTTCAGATGAGCAAGCCGCTCAATTTGAAGCAGAAATTGCGGCACTAAAAGCCAAGATTGCAGGAGAAGAAGGTGATTTTATACCTTTTGATTTTTCAGAATTAATTGGAGGTCTTGTTAGGGTTAAAGACGCTATCGGTGTAGTCGGTGAAGCGGTTGAGCCAGTAATAGATGAGATCACGTCACTAGGTGAGCGAAATTGGTTTGATAAATTAATATCTAGCGCGTTGGATTTTTCAGAGAAAGTCGGCACATCATTCGCTAAAGTAAGAGACAATGTTTTTGATTTTGATAAGTCAATGGATTCTTTAGTTACAGGCTCTATTGATGCAATGGTTCAAGGATTCTCTGACATGATGACAGGCGCAAAAAGCTTTGGTGATGCGATGAAGGATATGGCTAAAACAGTTATTGACGCTTTAATGAAAATGTATATTAAATATCTTATTGTTCAGCCTCTATTTGACATGATGTTTCCCGGAGCCAGAACAGCAGACACAACAGTTCCACCAAAAGCATTAGGTGGTCCAGTGCAGAACAGCAAGCCTTATCTTGTAGGAGAGCGTGGTCCTGAGTTATTTGTTCCAAACGCGGGCGGCAACATAATCCCAAACAACAAGATGGGTGGCGGTGGTGGTGGCGGTGTAACTGTAAACCAAACCATTAACGTGACTACAGGCATACAATCCACTGTTCGCGCTGAGATAGTTCAGCTAATGCCTCAGATCGCACAGGCCGCTAAAGGTGCTGTCGCTGACGCACGATTGCGCGGTGGTAACTTCTCCAAAGCAATGGGAGGCGCATAATGCCTTTAGCTTTTCCAAGTGTCGGAATACAGAATATGTCTATGCGGCTTAAAAGGGTTGTTTCTGTTTCGGAATCTCCTTTTACTTTAGATACTCAGGTATATACTCATCAAGGGGCTAGATGGCAAGCAGAGATCAGTCTACCGCCATTGGACCACGCAGAGGCACGATCTGTTGAGGGTTTTATAGTTGGTTTGATAGGTCGCGAAGGTACGTTTACTTTTGGTAATCCATTGCACACTAGCACTCTGTCTAATAATACTGTTAGCAGTGCGGCTATAAGAGCAGAATCATTTACATTAGGTTCGGGGACAGCGGCAGTATCAGCAGGAACATATTTTGAGTTAAATAATTACCTGTATTGCGTCACATCAGACAAGGCCGCAGGTGCTACTACATTAAACTTTCAGCCTCCGTTGCGATCAGCAGTTACCTCATCTTTAGTAGTTAAGTATAACCTTCCAAAAAGCATCTGGCGTATGGCTTCTAATGATGTAGGTTGGTCTATTAGCGAAGCAAGTATTTACGGATTTTCTTTTGCGTGTGAGGAAGCATTGTGAGCAGAACTTTAACAACCTCAATGAGAGACGAGACCATCGCGGGTGTAGTCCGTCCTGCTTATTTTGTTCGTATGGTATTTAATTCAGGTGAAAGCCCAAGCGATTTAAATATTTGGAATGGTATCGGTGACCTAACCTATGACGGCATAACTTACACAGGCACAGGTGATTTACTTTCGATAAGCCAAATAACCGAAACATCAGACGTTCAAGCTACTGGTATTGATGTTACATTAACAGGGATTAAATCTTCTTTTTTATCCATTGCTTTACGTCACGAATATCAAGGCAGACCATTAACTGTTTCTCTTGGGGCGTTCAATGCATCTGGCACTCTAATCAGTAGCCCTGTTATTATCTTTTCTGGATTCATGGATACTATGACTATCTCAGAAAGCGGGTCGTATTCTACTATATCAATTTCAGTTGAAAATAAATTAGTCGCATTTGAAAGGACTAAGGTTAGGCGTTACACTGCAGAAGATCAGAAAATAGATCATCCTACAGATAAAGGTTTTGAGTATGTTACCGCTATTGTAGAAAAAGAGATTATATGGGGAAGACCTTCACCGACATCTTCTGCGGACTTTGACCCGAGAGATTTACGTTAAAGGAAAAAAATATATTAAGGGGAATATATGAAGATTGCACATGAATGCCTAGCATCCGTCAAAGAAGATATCAAACCACTAATCGAAAAACACTGGGAAATGGTTGCTTTAAATCAAGGGAAAATAAAATTAAATCCAAACTGGGAAGAATATGCGCGACTTGATGCCGCAGGGATTCTCCGAGCCTTTACCGCAAGACATGAAGGTCAATTAGTTGGGTATTGCGTTCTGGTTGTTAGCCGCAGTATCCACTATCAAGATCATATCTTTGCTAACAATGATGTCACTTTCGTTTTACCTGAATACAGAGCGGGCGCTACAGGTTATTATCTGCTAAAATTTGCAGAAGATTACTGTCAAGAAAATGACATATCTTTGATGAACATAAATACGAAAGTACATATACCTTTTGACAACTTATTAATAGGCATGGGATTCGATCTTATAGAAAGGATTTATTCCAAATGCTTTAAGGACTAGAAAATGGCAATAGCATTAATTGCAGGAATAGCGTCAGCAGGTAGCGCAATTATAGCGGCAGGTGGTTTTGCGGCTATTAGTGGTTGGGCTATCGCGGGGGCATTTGCTCTTGGTGCGGGTTTGTCATTGGTTTCTAGGGCGTTACAATCTAAGCCCGATATTGGCACTCAGATGGGTGGTCAATCTATCACCACAAGGGAAGCCGCGCAAAGCAGAAAGATTGTTTATGGTCGCGCTCGTATTGGCGGCAACATTGCCTACCTAGAATCAACTGGTGATGATAATAAATATTTGTGGCTAGTGATCACAGTAGCAGGACATGAAATTGATGCTTACGAAAGTGTCTGGTTTAACGATGAAAAGATATGGAACGGAACAAACTATCTTGATAGTTGGGGTGATTTTGTAAATATATCTTTTTACAAAGGAGACCAAACAACCGCAGACAATGCATTACGAATTGCATCAGCAACAAATAATGGCAAGTGGACAACAGACCACAAATTATTAGATACAGCTTATATGGTTGTTAAGCTGACTCACGACCCTGATAAATTTTCCAGTGGATTGCCAAACATATCAACTATTATTCGCGGCAAAAAAGTCTTGCATACAGCAAATGTAAGTGCAGGAAATTTTTACGTTGGAGAAAGGTATAAAATCACTGAGGTTGGAGATACTAATTTTGTCCCGATTGGTGCGGCATCTAATACCGTTGGAATAGAATTTATTGCGACTAACGTAGGCAGTGGTTCAGGTAAAGCTAATCACTTTGATTGGTCGCAAAATCCTGCATTATGTATCTATGATTATTTAAGAGAAACTAAATACGGTCTTGGAGAAGCTGAGGAAAACATTTTAACTTCTTCTGTTTCAGTTGCAAGAAGTGTTTGTGATGAACCAATTACGATTGCGGCAAACGTCACTCAAGCTAGATACACAATGGATGGGGTTGTTGATTCAGCCAACTCTATCAAAAACAATATAGAACTTATGGTCGGCTCTATGGCGGGTCGGCTAGTCTATTCTGGCGGCAAATTTGAAATACATGCAGGAAAATACATTGCCCCTTCTTTTACTGTAGACGAATCGCAAATTGTTGGCGACATTACAATCCAAACTAAGCAATCGAGGCGAAATGCTTATAATGGCGTAAAGGGTGTCTTCCTCAGTGAAGATGATAATTACATTCTTGCCGATTACCCCGCACAGCAATCTAAAACTACAGCGGGCGACTTTGTAGTTACTACGCCTCCCACAAGATATAAAATACTTGAAATTGGAACTACCGATTTTACTGCTATTGGTGCGGCTTCAAATACTGTTGGCTTAGATTTTGGAGCGACAGGCGTTGGAAGTGGTGACGGTGTTGCATCGTTATTTCTTGCTCAAGATGGCGAAGCTATCTTTCTTGATATGGCGTTACCGTATACCGCAAACAATATACGCGCTCAAAGGCTTGCTAAACTCGCCCTGTTCCGTTCTAGGCAACAAGAGGCTATAACTATACCCTGCAATCTAAGTGCGCTTAGATTTAAAGTAGGAGACAATATAAGCGTTAACAATACTCGTCTTGGATATGCAGGAAAAGTATTTGAAGTTGTTGGTTATGCAATGGACTTTAAAGCAGACGGACAGATTGTAATTAATGTCAATGCGATGGAAACAGCGGCATCTATTTGGGATTGGCAAGCGTCCGATGCGGAAGTGTTCTTGGGCGCGGGAGAGGTTGATTTATATACTGGCGCGGTTGCGATTGCTCCTATAGGTATAGGGGTCACAAGTGATTCATTTTTAAGTAATGACGGAACATTTAATTCTCAATTTAAAGTGACTTGGACAAACGCAGTCGATGCATTTACCGATCATTATGTAGTTGAATGGAAGTTAGCAAGCGACACTTATTATTTTAGTCAGACAACTAAAGCTACTCCGTTTCATATTGTCAATCTAGTAAACAATGCAAGCTACAACGTCAGAGTTAAAGCTGTTAACGAATTAGGCGTTTCTAGTGCCTATTTATCTGCAACCGAAACATCGGCAACTGATACCACTGCGCCAGATGCGCCATCTCCTGTTTCTGCAAACGGTGAGTTTGAGCAGATAACAATCAACTGGACTAATCCAACGGTAGATGATTTCAGTCATGTACTTGTTTATCGCTCCGATACTTTAAGCGGTACTTATGCTTTTTTAGAAAAAAGCTTTGGCACAACTTTTATTGATACTGGGCTTCTGTTAGTTAATGAATTACCAGTGCAGAAATTCTATAAATTAAGGTCTGTTGATTACAGTGGTAACGCAACTAAGAATGCACAAAATCAACCTGTTTATAGTGCTATTGTTAACGCGACTACTACCCTAGTTCCTGTCGGTGGCATTGCTGACGATGCTGTAGGTACAGAACAGATAGCAGACCAAGCGGTTGAGACTGACCAACTTGATGACGATGCAGTAACAATCGCTAAAATTGCGGCTAGTCTTCAATCTACTAATTATGTCTCTGGTTCATTCGGTTGGAAGATACAAAAAAGCGGAGCAGTTGAGTTTGAGCAAGCAATTATTCGTGGAGGTATATTTGCAAACGATGGTGAGATTGGCGGCTTTGACATTGCAGGTACTTACCTAAAAGATGCCGCTAACACTATGGGTCTGTCTTCTGTTGCGTCTAGCGAGGATGATGTGCGGTTCTGGGCGGGCAACACGTTTGCCAACAGAGCCACAGCACCTTTCTTTGTGACTAAAGGTGGAGCGTTAAAAGCAACCAAAATAACTGTATCTGGCACTGCTCCGCTTATATCTATTGGTACTAACTCTGCCGACACGATCACGCTCAGTACCGCGTCTGATTATCGTATGTGGGTAGGTAGTTCTACGCCAGAGAATGCAAAGTTTTCAGTCCATAAAGATGGAACGCTGACCGCTAAAGGTATGCATTTACAAGATGGAAGCGCCAACGCTTATTTCAGCCCGCAAGGATTTACTGATCTTGCTTACTCTGAGATAGCGGCTAATACAGCATCTAGAGTTTCTAAGTTTGAAAGTAATTTAGTCTACAACTTACAATCAGTTAAAGTGACGCTGATTCAAAGCACCTCTTTAACGCTTGGGATTAAAGCATCTAACCTATTTTCTGGCTTAGATTTATCGTCAGTAACTATCGGTTCGGCTCAGTCAATGGCTAACGCCTTGGCAGACATACCTGACAACTTTACGCTCAAGATACAGAAATCAACTACATCGGCAGGAGCAGGATTTACTGATGTCGTGTCTCAGGCTTATACTAAAGTCACAACTGGAAGTAGTTCAGCAACTAATTATCGGGCTACATCTGCGTACTTTGTGCCGTCAGGAACGACTACTTTTGCGACACCCGCAGAAATTGATGTTTCTAATCATGCAAGCGTTACTGGATTAGATGAAAACGGTGATAGAACTTTAGAAAATACCGCAACCTATGCTCAAGATATTTTCTGGTTTAGGGTTCAGCTAACGACTACAGATACCAGTTACGACACTTCATTAAACAATCTGGCGACATGGCCTAGATCATTCCTTGTAGAAGATAATGGTTCTACTGGATTTAATGTAATCAGCGCAAACGAGATTACTCAGGCCGCGGCATCTGGAGACATTACAGGCGTAGAAGCAGGAACTAATCTTAATGGCGGTGGTGCGTCTGGTGATGTAATCCTTAACCTTGACAGCACAATCATAGGCGATCATACCTTTGAGGATAATTTAACCATTGAAGGCAATCTTACTGTCCAAGGAACAACGACAACTGTTGATACTGATGATTTAAATGTAAAAGATAAAAACATTACCTTAAATTATTCCACTGGAGATTCGTCAGGGAATGCTAACGGTGCAGGTATCACCATTCAGGATGCGGTTAATTCCACAACTAACGCCACTATTCTATGGGACTCAACTAACGACAAGTTTGATTTTAGCCACAAGCTAACTACACCCAGTTTAGATGTAGGCGGCAACATTGCCGTAACTGGAACCGTAGATGGAGTAGACATAGCTACAAGGGACGGAGTATTAACTACTACCACCACCACCGCTAACTCAGCTAACACTACAGCCAATGCCGCATTGCCTAAAGCGGGTGGAACGCTTACAGGTGGTTTATCTGGGACAACAGCATCATTCTCAAGTACTTTAGATAGTGGCAACATTACTATATCTCAACAAAATCCAAAGTTAGTTATAAAAACAGACAGCAACTCTACTGACCCGATAATTGAGATGACATCTAGCGGAGCAATGTCCAGCGAAGGATTTCATGTTCAGTATTCTAATAGTGTAGGAGATGTGCATTTAGGTACGTCGTTCAACAATGATGCGGCCGCTATAAGGTTTCACACAAAAACTTCAGATTCTTTTTCTACATCTAATGAAAGATTTACCATTAAGGGTAATGGAGACGTAGCCATTGTTTCAGGAGGTCTATACATCGGCAATCAGGAAGTAATCACTTCTGGCAGAGTGTTGACCAATATTTCTCTTGGTGATGTTTCAACGAATAAGCTAACACTACTAAATGGTGCAACCGCTAATCTAGAAATGTTCGTTGCAGGTACAGGAACAGCCACAACTCATTTCCGACTATCAACAGCTAGTTCAAGCCTAATGGAGTTAACGCAAAGCGGCAATCTCAGTACGATTGGGACGTTATCAGCTACAGGCGGCAATTCTACTAACTGGAATACTGCTTATACCTATTCCCAAGTAGGACATTTACCTCTAACAGGGGGGACGCTTACAGGTGTTCTTACAATCAACAACACTAATGATAATCAAATTCTATTAACATCTCCTAGTTCATGGACAGGGATTGGTTTTAATGACAGCGCGGCAGGTGGTACAGAATATCTATGGCACAACGGAACTCACGGAACCTTTGCCTTTGGTGGGGGAGGTTCAAGCGTAGCAAACAAAAAGCTACACGTTGATGGCGGCATGACTGTTGGCTCTACTTACGATGCAACGGCTGTTGATGCTAATAGTCTAAAAGTGCAGGGTACGATTGAAAGTGCAGGGGGGAGCCTTACAGGAACACTTAATATAACGTCGGCTAGTTCTACCGTCTTAAATCTAGATTCTTCAGCTACTACTCTAGTTGTGCCAATAGGCGCAGGAACTCAAACTGATTATACTGACTTGCAACTTATAACTGATGGCGGTAATGCTGAGTTATTTAAAGGCGGTATAAATTACACTTCTTGGGGCGGCTCAAGAGCATTTAATATTTACAACTCCAACGGCATCATAGCTTTCCATCCCTCTGGTACAGAGAATATTGTACAGATAACAACAGATGGATTGTTGCTTAGAAGAAATTACAAAATTAGAGATCAAACTGTAGCTACAAGTTACATTGACTTTGATTCAACTAGGTCATTTATGAACGGAAGTACAGGCGTACTTTTGACTGTAGGTGATGCCACAAAACTAGCTACGTTTAACACCCACACAGCCTTAGCGAATAAGCTAATGGTTAGTCAAATTGCCACACCTCAAAAGAACCTAACGATAGGAAGTTCTCAAGCAGAAGGCATTCAGTTTAATTATGACACTAGCAACAACTACAGAAACCAGATATTAAATTACTGGAATAGTAGTGCTGACTCTCGCATGGACTTTAACATTGCTCGATTAAGCGGTCAGACTCCAGTTACGATTATGTCTGTTGGTTACAATTCAAAAGTAGGCATCAACACTACTGTCCCTAGTAGTTTATTAACAGTAGATTCTGGCGCGGCAAATTCCGCATACTCCCCCACAGGTTTCAATAGTGCCGCTCAAATAAAAATAGATGTAGCCTCTGCTCAAAATAACTATGCAGGGATTCAATTTACTCACTCAGGGATTACCGAAGGATTTATTGGTCTTGTCCGTCCTAGTACAAGCGCGTCAGTATCTGATTTTGTGATTCAAGGATACAGTGGCGCGACTTCAACATATAAAGAAAGACTGCGAATAGCAGACTCAGG